CCTTTGGGGTGCAAGACAGTCCAGCCGAGCTTCATCACTACAGGCGGTTTGGTCAGCCGAGGTCTGCATCCGATATCCTTCCGTTATGCCCAGAACACCATCGTGGAAATACCGGTGTTCACGGATTAGGTAGGAAAGGTTTTGAAGCTAAATGGGGTGTTACCCAGGATACGTTATTGGAGAAAGTCCACGAATTGCTAAATGACTGATGAAGAAATTGAAAACGCTTGGTATTCTTTAGGATTACGAGGAGTAGCAAGTGCTAATGAATGGAATACACGCTATAGATTTGCTAGAGAAATAGAAAAATTAGTAAATAAAAACAATAGTGCTATAATGGTCAAAACCCCTAAAGGTCAGCAAACCAATAGGGGCTTCTAATCAAATCAATGGAAAGATTGACATGACTGCACAAATTTTAACTCAAGATTATTTGCATATTTTGTTTAAATACAAGAATGGAGAATTGTTTTGGAAAATAAAACCAGCTAGACCAGTAATGATTGGCGATATGGCTGGTTGTCAAGATACAAATGGTTATAAAAAAGTAAAAATTAATGGAAAAATGCACGGCAATCATAGGATTATTTTTGCCATGCACAATGGATACTTTCCAAAACAAATAGACCACATAGACCGCAATCCAAAAAACAACAAAATTGAAAATTTGCGTGATGCCACACACGCTGAAAATCAATGGAATACAACAAAAAACGCAAAAAACACAAGTGGTTACAAAAATGTATTATGGAGAAAAGATAAAAAAAAATGGACTTGTCGTTTTAAAGTAAATGGAAAACATATAATGCGTGGTTCTTTTAATACGGCAGAAGAAGCAAATGTTTACGCTGAAAAGCTAAGAGAAGAATTGCACGGAGAATATAAAATCACAACTCGAGAGGATCAAACCCCAATTCTTTCCCAATTTGGTGCGCCCTGCGCCTAAATGTAGCATCATGCTTTAACCAAGCATCCGTTATAGTGCCAGATCGACTCATGTGGATCATTTCATGCGCTACAGTTTTAATGACTGTTTCCATAAACCCACATCTAGCCGCAGAAATGGTAATCGTATGCTCATGCTTTTCCCCTTCATCGTACATATAAGTACCCATTGTTTCAGGATCATAGTCAACTATGAATTTAACTTCTTCTGGCAATGGAAGTTTCCATTTTGAAAATGGTTCGCAACAATACAAAGTTGCATACATATTTTGTAAGATTATTGGAGTAAGTTTCATGCCATCATGCTTTCATACTGCATGAATTTTGCCACGAAACTCTATTTCATCTTCTGCCCAAACCCTAAATGTTTCAGGTTGTAATAACTTAGAACGCTCAAATGTCAACATTACAAAACCACTATTCCAATCTTTAGGAGTGTCCTCTGTGTAATTAAACTGTGGGCCATTAGGATCGGCTAAAGTGCCTGTTTGAACGCCATATCGAGTTCCGTTGTAATCGTTGTAAGGTATGCTTGATAAAACGTGCGTATGGCCTGTAACCATGCTTACGCCAGCATTAACGGCATTGTTTCTGCCGCCTGTCCAGCCACCTTTCCAACGATGTTTAATAATGACATCTTCATTGATCCATACTGACCAACATGGTTGCCAACGTGGAAAATACTCTTTTAAGCTCGTTCCTGGCACACCTTCAAAAGCAGGTAAAAAATTAACCACGTTAGAAGTAAATCGCATATCGTGATTACCTAAAGGCCAATACATTTTTGCACCTTTTGCCACGTTTTCAATTTCACCTAAGTAATACTGACAGGCTTCAAGTTCTTCTTTAACACTTGGTAGCTTATCAAAGTCCATACGAGGATGCCGACTAATGCCAGCACCATCAAAGGCATCGCCATTACAAATAATAGCAGTCGGCTTAAATTCCTTAATAGATTCCAAAAGAGCTTTAAAAGCAGTAGTAGTAATGTTAGGCCAAAAATGAGCATCACTAAAAACCATAACCCTGCCTTTTTCAAGATCAAATCCCCTTCTTGTATGTCCTTCAGTTTGTTCTATTTTTTTTACAATTTTTATTCTTTGGTCATTAAATGAAGGCAATTCAATGCCAAGTCTTGTTTCTATTGACCTTCTGCGGTTATAGACTGATCTAACGTCAATTTTGTGTATTTCTGCAAACTTTTGAGGACTGCCAATTTTTTTCCATTCGGCAATCCATTCTTCATCTGACAAATGATAACCAGCCATATAAACCCCTTTTGGTGTAAAGTAAACAAATACTAACCCATAATTATATATAATCAATGACTTATGCTAAAAGAGTTGACTCAAATCATTCACTTGTCGTTAAAACGCTACGAGAGCTTGGTTGTTCTGTATTTGATACGTCTAGGATTGCTGGGGGTTTTCCCGATCTCGTGGTTGGAAAGAATCAGAAAACGGCTCTTGTTGAAGTAAAGCGAGATGAAAAGGCTAAGTTCACTCCATATCAAAATACCTTTATGCAAAACTGGAAAGGTTCAACTGTAGTTAGAATCCACGACATTGAAGGCGCAATAAATCTCGTAAAAATACTTGAAAAGTAGTAAAATAGTATTATTATTCGTAGTGTATTAACCCCATCTAAAGGAAAAATCATGGGAATCATGGATTACAAAGCAACTAAAGGTGCAACTGGCGAAAAAGAGCCAAAAGGCGCAACTTCTTCTGATCGTTCAGGCGAGCGTAAAGCTAAGTCTATGCGTGGTGGTGTTGCAATGGGCAAAGAAGATGCTATCGGCTCTGACAAAGAGTTCAATACAGGTCGTACTGAAGGCATCTGCTACGAGCATAAAAAAGACGGCTACCGCTAAAAAGCTACAGCTCATAGGGAACGGTAATTCCCTACAAGCTGTATAACCACAACAATAAGGTAATATTGATATGGCTGAAGTAAATTTTACAACATTTAAACCTCTGGGGGACAAGATTATAGTTCGCCCAGATGTTCGTGTTTTAAGCGCTGTGATCTATGTAGATAACAAAGAAGCTCAGAACATGGGAACAGTAGTGGCAGTAGGCCCTGGTAAAAAGCTAACTGCCGAGCGTAGAGAAGCAATGCCAATAGAAGTAGGTGCAAGAATCCGCTTTGGAACTATGAATGATGACCCTAAAGAGGAATATCTTAAATTCACGCCAATCGTTCACGAAGGTGAAAAATGTTTAATTCTTTCATGGCAAGATGTTTGCTGGGTAGAATAGGGGAAAAAATGTATAGTACATTACGCAAAATTTGGCATAGATTACAAGCCATTTGGAAATGGATGCAAGATCAAGTAGAGCCTGAGCCTGTAAAGCCATCTAATGCGTGGCATTTTCCTATTAATGACGAAGTTAAACGTAAACCAGCCCTTAAAAAGGCTACAACTAGGAGCAAAACCATGCCTCTCAAAAAATCAGCCAGCAAAGCAGCATTTAAATCAAACATTAAAGCCGAAGTAGAAGCTGGTAAGCCAGTAAAGCAAGCTGTTGCAATTGCATATAGCGAGAAACGTGCTGCAACTAAGAAAACTAAAGCCAAGAGAGTATAAGAATGATTACTTTTACAGTACAACAAATAAACGAATTGCTACAAGCATTAGGACAATTACCTTATGTGTATAGCAAGAACCTCATAGATGGTATTAACGCTATTGCTCAAGCTCAGATGGATGTTGCAAAAAAACAACAGTCTGATGAGATTAAAGAACCTGATATTTCACAATCATAAGTGTTGTAAAAAAACAACATAATCAAAAAGATGGAAGAAAAGTCGAATAATTCAAGAGGTGGACAGCCTGGTAACAAGAATGGCACAAAGAATAAGCCATTTTTAGATGCTCTACGCAAGTCTATTGCTCAGAACCCACAGAAGCTACGCAATGCTGCTGACAAGGTATTAGAGAAAGCAGAAGAAGGTGAGCCGTGGGCTGTTAACTTCTTAGCTGACAGAACAGATGGTAAAGCAGTACAAGCGACAACCTTTGAAGATGGCGAAGGAAACAATGTAACAACTTCATTAGAAGTGCGTTTTCATGTTCCATCTATCATTCCACCACCTGTAGATGAGTGAAATCACATCAGATATTAGGGAAGCTGTTAGTCAGGTTGATTTTCCAATCAAGCTGCAAATGCTATTCAATCCATGCCGATATAAAGTGCTTTATGGTGGTCGTGGTGGGGCTAAATCTTGGGGGGTCGCTCGTGCATTACTCGTTATTGGCGTAAAGAAGCCTACAAGGGTACTATGCGCTCGTGAGTTTCAAAATTCAATAGGTCAATCAGTACACAAACTGCTATCAGACCAAATCCACGCATTAAAACTAGAGTCGTTCTATGAAATTACACAAAACGCCATTCGAGGCAAAAATGGTACTGAATTTGCGTTTGTTGGCCTTAAAAACAACGTCACAAACATCAAGTCTTTTGAGGGTGTTGACCTCTGTTGGGTCGAGGAAGCGCAGTCGGTATCAAAAACATCGTGGAACATTCTTATCCCTACAATCCGTAAAGAAGGATCAGAAATATGGATTACGTTCAACCCTGAACTTGAAACGGATGAAACTTACCAAAGGTTCGTGGTATCACCGCCAGAGAATTGCGAAGTTGCAAAGATTAATTGGTCAGATAATCCCTGGTTCCCTGATACGCTCAGATTAGAGAAAGATGCCTTATTTAGCAGGGATAGAGAAGCGTACAACACAGTTTGGGAAGGATTATGCCGCCAGACAGTAGATGGTGCTGTATTTGCCAAAGAAGTCACTCTGGCTGAACTAGATGGAAGGATTTGCAATGTACCTTACGATCCAATTAAGCCTGTTCACGCTGTATTTGATTTGGGCTGGGCAGATGCTACTGCTATTTGGTTTGTTCAGTTTATTGCTCAGGAAGTAAGGCTTATACGCTACTACGAGGATAATCAACAGACAATTGCTCATTATCTTGCTAAAATACAGTCCTATGGATACATTATCGACACTATTTGGTTGCCACATGATGCTGGTAACAAAACTTTGGCCTCACATGGCAAAAGTATCGAAGAAATCGTCAGAGCTAGTAACTACAACACAAGAGTTATTGAACGCACACCTATCGTTGATTCAATCAATGCTGCACGAATGATGTTTAACAAGTGCTGGTTTGACCGCACGAATACGCACGAAGGCTTGCAATGCCTTAGACACTATAGATATGACGTTGACCCAGACACCAAGCAATTTAGCCAAAAACCATTACACGACAACTACAGCCACGGAGCAGATGCTTTCCGTTACATCGGCCTTATGGTTAACGAGCCTAGAAAAGCAGCAAAACCCAAAACTTATCAACTACCGTCAAGTTGGATGGGGTAAAATGTGTAGTAAAAATACTACAGTTGGCTTAAAATCAGCCAAATACTAAGGAATCCCTATGGCATACGATAGCGTTGCAGACTCTCAATCAGACGGCAGAATTGAAGAAGCTAAACAGTTTCTACGTCTTTGTAACGATTCAGATAGCAACAATCGTGCCGAAGCTCTTGACGATGTAAGGTTTGCGGCTGGTGATCAATGGCCTGTAGATGTACAAAACAGTCGTGTATTAGAAGCTCGCCCATGCCTAACAATCAATAAGCTAGATGCTTATGTACGTCAAATCTGTAATCAACAACGTCAACAACGCCCACGCATTAAAGTGCATGGCATGAACAATGAGTCAGATGCCAAAGTAGCTGAGATCATTACAGGCATCACTAGGCATATTGAAAACCAATCTGATGCTGACCAAGCGTATGACCATGCGTTTGAATATTGCGTAAAGATGGGTTGGGGCTACTGGCGTGTCACTACAGACTACATTAAGGATGATAGCTTTGACCAAGAAATCTACATTAAGCGCATTGAAAATCCTTTTAGCGTTTATTTTGACCCTAATTCTGTTCAACCAGACGGCAGCGATGCTGAAAAGTGCCTTGTTACAACGGTTGTCAGTAAAGCCGTGTTCCGCAAGATGTATCCCGATGCCGATGACGTACAGGGATTTTCCAGTAGAGGAACAGGCGATACGGAGTCGGAATGGGTTACAAAGGAAGATATACGCATAGCTGAGTATTTCTATACTGAGCGTGAGAAAGCAATGATTATTCAGCTTTCAGACGGCACTACAGGCTATAGCGATGAAATGCCATCTAAAGAAGTGTTGGCTGCCGCAGGAATTACAGTCATTGATAAGCGTGATACTTGGCGTAAAAAGATCAAATGGTGCAAGCTAACAGCTATGCAAATCCTTGAAGAAGGCGAATGGGCTGGTAAATACATCCCAATCGTGCCTGTATATGGTCAAGAAGTCAGAATTGATGACAAGCATAAGAAGTTTGGCTTGGTTCGTATGGCTAAAGACCCACAGCGTATGTATAACTACTGGGCTACTGCTCTGACTGAAACTGTAGCATTAGCTCCTAAAGCTAAATGGTTGCTTGCTGAAGGTCAAGACGAAGGCCACGAAAATGAATGGGCAATGGCTAATATTAAAGCTATGCCTGTATTGCGTTACAAGCAAACTGACACAGAAGGCAGACAAGCACCAACGCCTGTAAGATTACAACCAGAACCACCACCAGCAGGTGTTATGTCAGCATTACAAGGCATGAACCAAGATTTAATGGCTGTAGTAGGTATCTTTGATCCTGGACAATTGCCACAAGGACAACAATCAGGCAAAGCATTACAAGGTCAACAGCAACAAGCTGATATGACTAACTTTCACTACTATGACAATTTGACTCGCTCAATACGTCATACAGGTCGCATTATTCTTGATCTAATCCCTAAAATCTATGACCGTCAACGTGTAATGCGTATTATTGGCGATGATGGTAAGCCTGATATGGTTACCATTAACGAGCAAGGTCAAGACGAACAAGGCGTGTCTAAGGTCTTAAACGATGTAACTGTAGGCGAATATGACGTAGTAATGGAAACAGGCCCTGGTTACAATTCTAAACGTCAAGAAGCCGTAGATTCTATGATGGGCTTATTAGGTGCTGATCCTACATTGATGCAAACTGCTGGCGATCTAATCTTCCGCAACATGGACTTCCCAGGCGCAGAAGTCATTGCAGACAGACTTGCAGCATCTAATCCTATGGCGCAGATTGATGATAAATCACCAATTCCACCACAAGTACAGATGCAGTTGGCTCAGAGCAAACAACAGATTCAACAGCTTCAACAGCAAATTCAAGCTGAAGAAATGGATAAGAAATATCGTGCTACTGTTCAACAGCAAGTACAAGAAGCTGAAACTCAGCGTGAGAAGATGCGTTTAGATGTTAAGCGTGAAGATACTCAAATGCGTACTGATACACAAGCGCATGACACAGTTATTAAGACTCAGACTCAATTAGAAGTAGAGCAGTTAAAAGCGCAAGTAGCTATATTGCTTGCAAATATGGATCATAAACAAGCTGAATTAGCTAACGCAGAAACTACAGAAAGGGCTATTTAATAAAAAATGCACCATTTCTATTACAACCGAAATACAAAATCTTTAAGTAAAGAAAATTACGATAAATCTGCCGATTATGGGCAAAAAATTGAACCGCATGGGGAATATATGAATATTGACCCAAGTTTTAAATTAAAAGCACCAACAGAACATTGGGAATCTGGCACTATCTCTTTTAAAAATCCATTGCATTTAGAACATAAATCTACTGATTCAAAAGGATGGAAAAAAGATTTATCTGAAAAGTTTGGTGGTTTGACAGGGAAAAAATTGTCTGAAGCTGTTAAAAAAGCTGGACATGATGCCATTATTACCAAAGATAAACATGGTTATAGTGAAACAGTAAATCTTGGTGGTCAAAAAAACTTATTTAAAGAATTACCTAGAGAAACTGTTACTTCAGAAAATCGTGAAGAATACATAAAAAACAAAATGAAATAATGTTGTAAATAAACGACATTTATGTTATAAAAGCATTTACCTACCAATGGGTTCATTGGGTTAATTCTTGGAGTATTCCATGTCAGAAGCAAATGTAAGAACGGCAGATAATGTCGTAACAAGCGATAATTTAGCGGAATGGACTGCTAATAAACTTGGTTTAGCTAGTGATGAAGCCCCTGTTGCGGCTGAAGCAGTCGAGGAAACTCCTGATTCAGAGCCAACAATCAAGGTTGAAGCTGAGAGTGAACCAGAGGCAGAAGATGAAGCGCAAGTAACAGACAAGCCTAAACAAAATCCCAAACTTGAAAAACGATTTTCTGAGCTTACAAAACGAGCCAAACAAGCTGAGGCAGACAAAGCAAACTTAGAAGCACGTTTACAAGAAATTGAGAGCAGACAAGCCCCTGCACCTCAACAAGTTAATCCTGTCAGCGAAAAACCACAAGCATCGCAGTTTAATGATGCTTTTGAATACGCTGAAGCATTAGCTGAATGGAGCGCAGAAAAGGCATTAGAACAGCGTGATATACAAGAACAGCAACGCAAAGTAGATGAGCAGAGAAACGAAGTAATCAAGTCGTGGTCTGCAAAACTAGAATCTGCTAAAGCTGATCTTCCTGATTTTGACGAGATGGTAGCTTCTAGCAATGTACAAGTACGAGATGAAGTACGAGATGCAATCCTAGAATCAGATGTAGGCCCACAAATCCTATATCACCTAGCATCAGATGACGATTACGCTAATAAATTGGCAGCAATGCCGACTAATAAAGCACTCAAAGAATTAGGGAAATTGGAAGTTCAATTTGAGCGTAAAGAAGCTCCTATTGAGAAAAGCGAACCTGTTGCTAGAAGTAAAGCACCAGCACCGATTAAGCCAATCACAGCAGGAAAAGGAACGTCTGACGTTCTCATTGACGGAAATGGCGCATTTCATGGCACATACGCTCAATGGAAAGCTGCAAGACAGGCTAAACGGATACGCTGATAAACCCAATATTAATAAAGGAAATAAATCATGGCAAATAATTTGCTAACCATTTCCAAGATCACTAACGAAGCATTGATGGTCTTGGAAAACGAATTAACATTTACATCAGAAGTAGATCGTAACTATGATGATCAATTTTCTGTTGTTGGAGGCAAGATAGGAAATACAGTCAATGTACGTAAACCAGGTCGCTTCATTGGTACAACAGGCCCCGCTTTGTCCGTTGAAGATTTTGTAGAAACTTCAGTACCTGTAACCCTTTCTACACAGTTCCACGTTGACACACAGTTCACAACACAAGATTTGGCATTGTCTTTAGATATGTTCTCTGATCGTGTATTGAAGCCTGCTGTAGCTGCTATCGCCAACAAGATTGACCGTGATGGTACTTTGCAAGCTGCTAACAACACAGCTAACATCGTTGGTACTGCTGGTACGCCCCCAACAGGTTTAATTACCTATTTGACGGCTGCTGCTTACCTTGACTCTGAAGGCGCACCTCGTGATGGTCGTAGATCATGTATCGTTGAGCCGTTCACTTCCGCTACTATCGTTGACAGTTTGAAAGGCCTATTTGTGCCACAAGAAGCTATTGGCGAACAGTATCGTAAGGGTTTGATGGGTCGTGACTCTGCTGGTATGAATTGGAAAATGGATCAGAACGTAGTAGCTCACCAATTTGGTAGCTTTGCTGGTTCTGCAACTATTACTGGTTCAAGCGGTTTCTTGACAAGTGGTTGGGCTTCTAACTCTAACATCACTTTGACATTAACTTCTGGCGTTAGCTTAAATCAAGGCGATACATTTACAATCGCTGGCGTTTATGCAGTTAACCCACAAAACCGTCAAGCCTATGGTTCAAACAAGTTGCGTAACTTTGTAGTTAATACAGCAGTTAGCGGTTCAGGTGGTACTATTTCTGTAAACGTAAGCCCTGCGGTTATTACTGCTGGTCAGTTCCAGAACGTATCTATTCCTACTGCTCTGTCAACAGCTACAGTTAACTTCTTTAACCAATCTGGTACTGTTTCCCCACAAAACATCATCATGCACCGCAATGCGTTTACTCTAGCAGTAGCCGATCTTGAGTTGCCAGAGGGTGTTCACTTTGCAGGTCGTGCAAGCGATAAAGAAATTGGTCTGTCAATGCGTGTAGTTCGTCAATACACTATTAACAATGACTCTATTCCTACTCGTTTAGACGTTCTGTATGGTTGGGCTAATTTGTATCCTGAACTCGCTTGCCGTGTTGCAGCTTAATCACTAATAACGAAAGGAAACTATAATGTCTAATCCAGGACCAGCAGTAACTACCTCGATTCACCCACAAGTTTTAGGCTCTAACCAAGCATTGCGTTTGATCGCAACTGCTCAAGGTGTTAGCTTGGCAACTTTAGGTGATACCGCAGTTAACGTAATTGATGTAACCAACTATGTACCAGTAACCGTTATTACGGCTAACTGTAACAACGCTGGTGCAGCAGTATCCACAGGTAGCACCTATTTAGGTGTTTACACAGCTTTATCGGCTGGTGGTACTGCAATTTACACTAAAGCTGCTTTAGCAACTAACACAACTACTGCTAACGCATCAGTTGTAGCTGCAACTTTAGTAGCAAGTGCAACATCTGCTCAAACTTTGTATGTAAACGTATCTTCTGCTGCTGTAACAGGCACAATTGACGTATATGTATATGGTTACGATTTGTCAGCACAGTAATCTGTTGTAAAATAGAAGCCCACCCCTTAAAAAAGGGTGGGTTTTTAACATTCTGAGGGGATTTTATGAAAAGCATAATGATTGCCATGCCTTGCTATTCAGCAAAGGTACATTTTCCGACTATGAGAGCTATTTTGTTAGATGCTATCAATATTATTGGTCGTGGAGATAAATTTAGCATTGCCGAAGATATTGGAAATAGTGACATAGCAGGCTCACGAGGGGCATTATTTGCTGCTTTTGTACGCTCTACAGCAGATACGCTAGTGTTTATTGATGATGACGTATTTTGGGAGCCAGGAGCATTAATTCAGTTAATTGATTACCCTGTAGATGTAGTAGGTGGTATTTACCCTAAAAAACAAGACCCATTTGAATGGCCTTTTAAAATAGCTGAAAAAGAAGAATATCGTAATGACCCAGAAACAGGGTTAATGGAAGTATTAGGCTTGCCTGGCGGCTTTATGAAGATTAGCCGTAATTGCGCTCAAAAGATGATTGAAGCATATCCTCGTCAAACTTTACGTAGCACAAGTGAAAACAGTCAATTCTGGCCTTTATTTGACCCTTATGAAATGCCCGATGGCAATCGTTTAAGTGAAGATTTCAGCTTTTGCCAAAGATGGGTAGATATAGGTGGCAAAGTATGGGCAAATCTTGAATTTGAACTAGGTCACATTGGCTACAAAACTTTTAAAGGAAGTTGTGGAAAACACTTGAGAGATCAACAAAACAATGTAAAATAGTTGTAGATTTACCACACTACCCCTTTGCAAAGGAAAAATTATGTCTAGTACCACAGTTACTCGTGGCAATTCCCACGAAACTTTTTATATTATCCCATCTATTACCCCTGCTGCTGTAGCTGCAAATACCTCTGCTGCTCAGACTTTTAGCGTTGGTGGCTTACAAACTACCGATCTTGTGCTTGTTCAAGGTTATCAAGGCACACAAACTGCTGGTATCGTTGTTGCTGAATCTGATTGCTTAACTGCTGGTGTATTGTCAATTCAATTTGCTAATTGCACAACTGGTAGCGCAACACCAGCTTCTGGCTTGTATGCTGTTCAAATTACTCGTTTAGAAGGCCCAGCACCCTCTACTGCTGTTTAAGGATAAATC